ACTAGCTATTTTGGCTAGTGTGGTGCTACGGACTTAAAATCCGTTGGTAGCAATACCGTGCCGGTTCGAGTCCGGCCCCGGGTACAGAGGAGAAAAGGTCCAAATTGGGCCTTTTCTCATTTCTGCACAAAACTGCTCCGTGCCAAATCGTGCCAAGTTTGTCAAGCGTTGCCTCTTGTGATGTGGTTATATGTTGCGCGGATCTGCTCATTAACCATACGCTGCGAATGGATTGATTCGGGCGCATAGTGTGTCGTGACAACAGATTCTGTGGAGTCTCCAATAGCTGTTCCAGCTGCATTATTATTTACGCTATCACGCTCTGCTAGCTGCGCTTTTAATCTGCGCAAATCATGGCAAGTGAATGCAATACGCGTCTTTTTGTTCACGGACTTGATAATACTATTAAGTTTATCATATCCAATATCAAGTGGCCGATCGTGACCAGCTAGGAAGTATTTACGAAATATAGCACGAACTTCTGGGTCCATGTATTTTTCTGTGCGAATCTTGCCACGCTTTTCTAATATATGCATTTTGTTATTTTCAAAATCAATATGATGCCACTTTAACTCTTTATCTCTATTAAGATAATTGCGACCAATAACTTCTTTCGCGCGAAAACCAGTAACCCTATATATAGTAACTATATCTCGTTCAAGCTCTGTAAGGTCGCATTGCTTTAATGTTGTAATTTCCTTATCGGTCCAGATTTTTATTTTAATTGGATTAACTTCAGCAGCATTGTATTTATCTTGCTTTGTTAATACTTCAAAGGTTACCATGCCAGTACCATTAGATCCACCAGCTTGCATGGCCCACATAAATATATTACGCAGATCACGCAGATAGCTATTAATTCCTTGCCTAGCTCTTCCGGCCATCTCACGGTGCGTTTTATATATTTCCCAGCCTTGCCTATAGCCATCGTCTTTTGCGTGCTTTTTAATACCCATTTGACGTTTTAAGCTGCGAATCTTATCTACTGGAGTACTATCTGGAATAATATCTGTAAATGACTTCATAACAGTCTCATATTTATTAATAGTAAGCTGACTAGCTTTATTAATTAATACATTATTACGATATGCTTCAAATACTTCTGCTATAGTATACATAGTGTTATTTTCTTCATATAACTTACGCCATTGCGGATTATTATTTTTAAAATATGTTTCTATTAGCTCCCAGCGTAAATGCTCTTCATCTCTTTGCGCTTTGACTTTAAAACCAACTCGCTTTCTTTTTCCAGTAGTTGGATCTGTATAATCCAGCTTATATGGTTTGTTAGTGTCTGATTTTTTGTTATATGCTCTTGCCATGTGTCTCTCCTAGTTTTAAGCAAACCCTGTGCCAATTGCTTGGTACGAGGGAGTGCAGTGTGGTGTTTGGTTATATTTATAACGGTTAAGGTTATATTAATTACGATTAGTCATTAAGCCAACGTATATGCGCTGTGCCAGTTCCTTTTACCCAATTGACTCTATATTCAACATTTGATTTAAAAACTGTTCCATTTTTATGAGTATATAAAACTGGTACTTCAGCAATTAATAAAGTTGTATTCAATTTGACATTTTTGTAAGCATTCATAAAATTATTAATTACACCAAGCATTTCTTTTTTTTGCTCTTCATTGCGAAGTGCATGAATGTTGTGGTCTTTGTACTCTACCATTTCACCTATTTGTAATAAATGACTCATTTCAGCTGATGTATAACCTAACTTTTCAGCCATTCTTCGTAAATAATTATTTGTTTGATCGAGATATTGTACTTTCAGACCCGGGTTTTTAAGTGACCAATTAAATTTAATATTAAAAGAAAATACAATATCAGATTCTATTCCCCCATAAACATCTTCATGCTGATTAATTTTATTTTTTAATTGTTGTATTTCTTGTTGCTGATACTTTATCAGCATCTGCTGTTGATTCATGGTTAAGTCTCCTATGTTATTATTTGTTACTGTATGTGGTGTATTAAGTTCTATTTCCACGAGGGTAATAGTATCGACTGTAAAGTGAGCTTTATACCCAAGCTTTTCAACTAAAGCATCAAAGCTTTTTGGGCGCATTTGTTTAACTTCGCCCGATTTCCAACGATATATCTGTGTCCTATTTACTCCGCATATACGCTCAACATCAGTTGGATTTAATTGCTTTTGGGCAATCATTGCTAACGCTGCTTCTACTCTATTTTTATATGTTTCCATAATATCTACCTTATTTTGTCAACACAATCTAGCATAAAAGTAACACTTTTGCAATATAATGCTTGTAAAAAGCTTTATTTGCACTTTAGATTAAATCGTAATGAGAATCATAAAAGCTACACAAACACAACGGACAATCAACGAATTAATGGACCAAAAAAATATTAGCTTACGCAAATTAGCTAGATTAATTGGGGTATCAGCAAGCATGCTATCAAGACTCATTAATAATAAAAGAACATTTCTACATAAACATAAAATTAATATCTCTAAAGTACTTGGTGTTGAGGAGAGCGAAATACGATGGCCAGTAAAGAAGTAAGTGATAATCAACAGTGGCTTAGTGTTGCCCAAGCAGCTAACTATTTAGGTGTGAGTTTGCGTGGAATGCGTTATGCCCTAAAGCTACGAAAAAGTGGTGTAGCTAATATGGAGCTAAACATTAAATTGTTTGGTAAAAGAATTTTAGTACAAAGAAACAGTTTAGATACAATTGAGCATATTGAATCATATATTAATTAGGCGGTACGGTTATGGAAGTATATCTACCTTACCACATATCCAGAGGGTTTTTCTCTCTTTCGGCTCTCTGTGCCTCCGCATGTGCCGCCTATTATTATGGAAGTAAAGATTAAAAGCAGCAAAGAGAGAATGCGTATGGCGTTAAAAATAAGAAAGACTTTAGAAAATGCTGGTTATCATAGCAGAATTGTTGTGCCAGATAAAAAGCATTGTGATATTGGATTAGAAAGTGATCCAGTTGATAGAAAGACTTTGACTAAAGTTATTAGTCAAATAGAAAGAAATGGTTACACTATAAATGCAGATGGCCCAGCGTGAGCCAAGCCATCTGACCTTGTAGTTACACCACATAACTAACAAGAGACAAGGAGAATATACATATGTCTGGACTACTACCACAAGACTACGAGATCCCATCTAGCGGATCTGGTGGGTTATTTGCAAAACTAGAAAAAGGTGAAAATCGTTTTCGCATCTTAGCTAAACCAGTATTTGGTTATATCTATTGGAATGAGAGCACACCAGTTCGTGTTAAATCTCCAGCAGATGTACCTACAGGAGAAAAAGCGAAGCATTTTTGGCACTTACCAGTATGGATGGATAATGAGGTAAAGTACATGGAAATAGACAAAGCTACAGTATTAAAAGACTTAGCTGCGCTAGACTCCAATAAAGAGTGGGGGAACTTACTTGAATACGATGTCATCGTTACTCGCTCTGGCGAAATGATGGAGACAAAGTATAATACTAATCCATGTAAGCCAACTAAGCTAACTGCTGAAGCTACTGAAGCATGGAAAGATACTAAAGCTGAGTATAGTAAGTATATTGCAGAGGAGCTATTTAGCTCTGAGCTTTTTCCAGCTGAGAAAGCTGCAACTGATGAAAAGTTGCCGTTTTGATCAACCCAGCTAAAAAGGGTTATACCGCAGAGGTCGAGGTCGTTGATTTTTTCAAGGACCTTGGCCTTGAGGCCCAGAGATCATGGGGTAGTGATGGGCGCAGCATGCGAGATAAAGATGGTAAAACATGTGAGAGTGATGTGGATATCTTAGCGGACCTTAAAAACATACAGCTCAAAATTCAAGTAAAGCGCCGCAAGAAGATCGCAAAGTTCTTACAGTTTAAGAATTGTGATATTGTAGCAACACGCCCGGACCGTGGCAGCTGGACCTTTATTGTAAATGCAGCAACAATGAAAAAATTATTATTAAATACGCTGGGAGATGAAACATTAAAGGACGAGACTTTTAAATGATGGTTGGCGAACCTTTTCTCCCAGTAAAAATTATCCGACTATGTCGCAAATGCACGAAGTGGGACCTAAAATGCAAATCAAATTGGTCGTTGGTCGGTGTTGGTGGTTACAGCCTTGGTCCCACGCATTAAACTAAAAGGAAAGAGAATATGTACGATTATCAAAAGGATCTAAAACAAGTAGTTAACAAAGCTGTAGAAAAACATGGCAGTATGGAAAAAGCTATATTTGAGATGAATGGTCACATAAAAGATTTACAATTTCAAGTTAATGGAAAAGATGCGCTTTTACAATTAGCCAGAAGTAATGTAGATCGAGTTATAAACAAATTAAAAAGTATAGAGATATGATGAGTCCAAAGGATAAAATGATTTTAATAGTTGGTGAAGCAATTATTAAAGGATTACATAAGCACTCTGAAAAGCAAACTAATTTTGCAAGTGATGCTGCAAGACATGTCATTGCTAGTGACATATTAGATGAAATATTAAGAGTAATAGATAAACCGGAGTTTAAAAATGCCCAACAAGAGCGCGAAAGATCGCAAGAGAAAACGCAGATTAAAAAATAAAGAGCTAATGCGCAGCGGGCGCACAGCTAAACAAGTAAGGAGAAAACGTAATGCTAACAGATGAATTTATACAGTTTAGAAAAGATTTTTTAACGGAAGCAATTAGTTTATCTGATGCTAAAAGTACTGAGTATACTATCTCAGATGAAGACCGACTACGCAATTTTAAACATGTAGCGGCAAGACTTGGAATTACACCACAACAGGCCCTTATGGTTTATGTTTTAAAACATGTAGATGCAATTTGTAATGATGCAATGACTGGAAAGCAATTTAGCGATGAATCATTTCGTTCTCGCGCTTTAGATGTCTGCAACTATATGATCTTAGCGACAGCATTACATAAGGACCTAACACATACTAGAGGCAACAATGATAGTTATACTGAACAACATCGAAGCGGAGCTAGCGAAAACAGTAGGTCAAGAGCGACACAATCAGAACCAAAAGAATGGAACGACCTTAAGCGCACAAAGTAAAGTACAAAACGATGTTAACGGCTTTGGAGCGGAATTAGCCGTAGCTAAAATATTAAATTGCTGGCCAGACTTAAGTATTGGCCCACATAGACGCGGATTTGATCTTACTTATACATATAAGGAGAAGAAGATTCGTATTGATGTCAAATCTACCAAAATGAATCCCGGCTATCTTATGGCTAAACCGTGGCGCAAATTAGAAGACTGTGATGTATATGTACATGTAAGTGGGACCAATCCACGATATTTTATTCATGGCTGGGTCTGGTCCAAAGAATTAATTAGTCCAGTTAATTTATCTGATATGGGTTTTGGTGAGTCTTATCATATGGAGCCAAGTCAATTAAGGGAATTTAATCTACATGCATAGTCAAATGATTGGCAGATTGGGCGAGCTTAAGATCAAGCAAAAACTACTTGAGCAGAACCATAATATATATACTCCCGAAGTGGATATTTTTGGTACTGATTTGGTTGTAGAATTATCTTATGGCGCATTTAAGCGTGTGCAGATCAAAACACTTACTAAACCCACAACAGACACAGCAATTCAAGTTCGCTGTGTTAAGTATGTGGACCTTGTACCAGCTATAGATGTTATTGCAGTTTACTATGTGCCATTAGATAAGATTGCATTTGTGCCATATAATAATGAGAAGATGCTATCTCTAGCACTTACTACTGCAAAAAATAATCAGACTAGCAAGCGCGTTTGGTTTTATCAGTTTGACCGCTTCCCGGAGTTTAGCTAATGATTAAAACAAAATTTTATGTTGGCAGCGTATCCTTTGATACTGACGATCTACAGAGAGCAGATTCATTATTTCACGCATTTGAATTAGATACATTAGTAGAGAAAATGGCAAGATTTATGAAGACACGCAAAAGCAGCGAAGTGCATTTTGCATGTATTAAAGTAGGAAACCAAGAAACAGATATAACTAAGAAAGTGAGAAAGTTATGCAACACATACCAGACATGAGTGATCAAAGAAAATTAAGAGACATTGATGATTTTATTAATGCAAGGGATTATGAACCAGCTGAAACGCGTGGTCGAAAGATTGTCGTAGATAAGCAAATAAAGATTTGTAATCAGTGCAAGCGAGCTTGGGAAAGTGTAAATGCACGCAATCATCCAGCTGGATTTACAATATATCCATTAGGAATGATACCTAGCTATGGTAAGAAAAAACAAACATGTCCTACATGTAAACGGAAACAGGAGTTAAAATGAGCAAATTTGCTAAACATGGCCAGAAATATATATTAGAAGATGGAACTATTGCGCCTAGCGTAACCACTTATATAAATGAGCTTGGCTGGAATAAACAAACATTAATTAATTGGGCAAAGCGTTTAACCTTTGGTGGACTGGATGCTGATAAAGTACTGCAAGATCTAGCTGAGACTGGTACACTGCTGCACTTAATGATTGAGGGATCTATTAAGGGTTTTGATGTAGACACAAAAGATTTTTCACGCAATCAAGAAAAACAAGCGCTGAAAGCATTTGTAGGTTATACTGATTGGGTAAAGAAAGTAGACTTTAAACCGCTAGCAAGTGAAGTAGTGGTTGTTAATGAAGAGCAGCGGGTAGGTGGGACCATAGATTGTATAGGTAGAATAGGCGATGATCTAGTGGTAATAGATTGGAAAACGAGTCGCTACGGTCCCTACAAAGAACAAATTATCCAGATTGCTCAGTACGTTCATATGTATGAACAAGCACAGCCAAAAGCTAATGTAGCATATGGTATGATACTCCGTTTCGGTAAGGAAGACGGAAAGTTTCATCAACACAGAATCAAGAGAGAAAAAATTAATGCCGGAGTTGAGGTATTTAAGCATCTTGTTGCGTTGAGGAACTTAAAATCTAAAGTTTGAGCGCGGAAGTATTTACCCAGCGCAATAGTGCGGGTAATCGCGCAAGGTGTCCAGAATGCTCTGAGGACCGTAAAGATTATAGCGTACAAATAGAACCAGAGCACGCATATTGCCATCGCTGTAGTAAGCGCTGGTGGTTTGGAGAAAAAAGTGAATATAAGCCAGAGATATACACAGTGAAAAATACCAAAGAAATTAAATCAAGCGGCGCAGTAGAAGAGAGCAACTTTGATGCATGCCGCCATTCCTATAGAGAAAACTTTAAACTTGTCGTGCAGACTTTGGATCTTCCTTGGACCGATAAGGCACTGGACCCGATACTCGGAATTGGGGCCAGAAATAATAAGGAAGAAATACAGCTGGTCTTTAAGATCAATTCTGATCATGTAAAGTACCACAAGGGTAAACAATTTGGCTCCGCAGCTTGTAAGATTTACCCAGAGCCTGTATTAAATATAACATCCAAAGAGAGCACACTTATAGTCTGTGAGGGCGAAAAAGATGCAATCACAGCCTATTCTCATGGTGCGCCAGCAATTACTTTTACCTCTGGCGCTGGCGCACTACCCGAAGATATAAGTATGCTTAAGGATTTTACGCAGCTGGTTATTTGCTATGATAACGATAGTAAGGGTAAAGAGGGTGCTGCTAAAATTGCAAAACAGCTGTTTAAGCAAAATAAAAAACGCAAAATACGCATTATTGAGTGGCAAAATAAACCAGAAAGGTACGATCTAACCGATTATTTTGTAGATGGTAATACTATGCATGACTTTTACGGCTTAGTAGAAGCAGCTCCTGTATTTGGCTCAGATCCGCGAGACTTTGGCGGACTTCCAGAATATGATCCAGATTCATTTATGGAAGAGCGTAATCAAGAAGTAGTAGAAATATGTGAAGAAATACTATTAGAAAATGGGACCTCTGGCATCTCTGGCTCAAGTAACGTAGGCAAGTCTATCTTAGCTTTGCAATTCGCAGTTGCTGTGGCTATGGGGGTCCCATTTCTTACATTTCGTGTACCGAAGCCGCGTAGAGTGCTATTTGTACAGTTTGAAATGCTAGATACAATGATAGCTCATAGACTTAAACCACTTAAAGATATGATGCTGCGTGAGTATCCGACTGCTGAAAAAGACTATAAGGCTAACTTAAGGATCACATCTGTTGCGAATCGTAAGATCTTTACGGATGCATACGATACAATAGAGGGTAACCTTATGGCAGCGGACCCACCGTTTGATGTGCTTGTTATTGATAATCTATATACATCTACTAGTGCAGACATAGCTAAGAACGATCAGCTAACTAAGCTAATGAGTAGATTGGACCAGCTTAAGGATGAATACGGCGTTGCTTTGATGCTTATATCACATCATAAGAAACAAGAAGAGAAGCGTCCGCTTGATCATGGGATGGTGTTTGGCGGTTCTTACTATGTTAATTTCTTAGACAATTTGATTCAAGTCGCTAACACTGGTAGACATAAGTTCTTAAAAGTATTTAAGATCACTAAGGTGCGATATCATAATCAGTTTCATGATGTACCGCTTGGGATCATGCTTCATGCGGATGAAGAGAACTTACATTTTGAATATAAAAAGCCACTTCCTAAAAATGAAATGTACTGGTATCAAGAGCCGGAAGAATCAGAAGAAGAGAAAATATTAAACGCTTTAGATACGAATGGTGGCAACTTTACATATAAAGATATGGCGCTAGTTTTGCAAGAACAGTTAAATATTAGTAGCTCAAGAAGTGTATATAAATGGCTTGAGAAGCTTGAAACTATGGGTCTTATTATGAAAGTTGAACATGGTCACTTTGCTAAATTACCTAACGAATTGGAGCATTTTCTAAATTGAGCACGCACTCTGGAAAGGTAAAATATGTAAAATATGTAAAATATTATTTTACCTACATAGCTAAAGTAACACATAGGCTCACGAAGAGATATTTTACATATTTTACTTTTTTTACACTTACGGACCGTCCGTGATATTTTACTCAAAATGTCCACTTTCGCACAATTCTGATAAAAGTTGCGGATTCGCGCTGGAAACAGAAAATTCTACAAAATGTATGTATGTAATTGGCTGGTGGCATGATCTGGATATTAAACATCATACAAAGTGTTTTATGAAAATTAAAAAACGCGACCGCTTGGCTTGGCGCAACAAAATGATAAAAAAATCAGCGCTACCTAAAATATAAAAATGCTAGGCGCTGAAATATTAAAATAAGAAAAATTGAAAAAATGGACCCAAAAAATCGCACTTTTTTTGAATGGGTGTAACATTTTGAACCCTAGGGACCATTTCAAAATTCACAATTTGAGACACCAAAAACAGCAATTTTTTATAATGTCAATTTGGCACTTTGCCAGATCTACGGACCCGCAAAAAATACCAGCAGCAGCGCACCAGATCAGCACATCAGCAGCGCAGCAAGCCGCGCAGATCCGCGCAGCTGGACCAGATCAGCGCAGCAGCTGCAAAACTGCGCACCAGATCCAAAGATCAGCGCAGCCGATCAGCTTAAAACATGTATTTTTTGATAGTTTAAAAACGGCTTTTTTTCTAAATTTTGGAAAAAGTCAAAACGCGCTCCGAGGAGAAACGCAAAGCGGCGCCGCCCCAAATGGGCCCGGACGGCCTAAAAGCGGCTTGCAGCTGCATACACTTAAGGCCAAAAAAAAACCGCTATTTCTAGCGGCTTTCTTTTGCTTCTGGCTGGCTTTATTCGATCGGATCTATATAGAACCAGATACCAAAGCCGATAATTAGCCAGATAATAAGCTGTATATCTATATGTTTACTCCTTTCTGGTTAATGTATTTAGCGGTTACAATCATACTTCTAACGACTAAATACAGCTGCTTTGCTGTTAATCCGCTGGTAATGCTGCCGCCTGTTATACGGTCCCGCAGATAGTGCAAGCCAGTATCTGTACACAGTACGCGCTCCAGCGGTTTATTTAATAGCTGGCCGGCTGTTTTGATCCTAATATCTAAAACGCGGCCAGTTATGCGTCCGACTGGATAGGCTGTTATATATTCAATCATATATATATTTACTCCTTTCTGCTGCTTAGTGCAGCGGTATTACTATTGTTGTTTTGTTAAATCTCTCTTTATCTCCGCAAGCGTGGCTCTTACTGGTGCAGCTGCCGCACAGGCCCGGACAAATGAAGACTTTTTTATCTGGGTAGTGTCCGCGTATTTCTTCAGATGCTGCGGCGGTCAATTTTCCAGCTTTCCAGAGCTTTCTGGTATGATCCGACACTGGGACCGCGGAAAAATCCCCGCGCCAGATTGGAAGCTTCTTAACTGCATTATGAAAACCGGTATTTTCATACCGTCCGCCGCTGCTGCCGTTCAGCGCGTAGTTAGTGGGCCACTGGTAACCGGTCCGCGCTAGCTCTTCGAATAAATGCAAACTCTTAGAATAGCCATATATTTTAAGCTGCTTAAATTCCTTGGCTAGATCTAACCACCAGCGCAGCAGCTCCAAACTGCTAAAATCTCCGTCTACATACAAGCGCAGCGGTATATGATCAAGACCGCGGTATTTTGGCCGCTGTAGCTCTTTTTTAAGCTCTTGGCGTATGATCTGGCGCCCCGCTGGCGTTTGCTCTAATACGGTGTTTTGTAGCTGCCGCAAATATGCAGCCGGATAGCGCCAAGCTTTAACACTATAGCACCAGCCAGCGAACTTATTTTTAGTTAGGACCCAGCAAGACCCAGCGCCGGGGCAATTGAAGCCGGGCAAAGTCGACCAGCTCAAGAATGGCAATTTACCATTGCCCGGCTGGAATAGCTTAAACGGTGGGGCAATTGCTCTGGGTACTGCGTCCCATTTTAACATATATATATAACGAGACAGTTTCTCGCTATGTTTTAACCAGCTGGTTTTATTTATGCTGGCGGCTTTGTATTCTAAGTTGCAAAGCTGCTCATATACAGCGCTGAAACTCCAGCCGCTGCGCTTCATGGCTGCGGTTATTTTCATTAGATATGATCTTTTAATTGTCTCTTTCTTCATGTGGTGTATTTCCTGTTTTTATTTATTATTGATTAAATACCAAGTGTTATAAGCAATTACGGCCCACATTAGGACCGTAATTACTATGTCTAAAAAAATACTCATTCTGTGACCTCGCGCATATTTCCAGACAGCTTTATTTTGTGAGCCTTGCCAGCTTTGTACTGCTTAAAGAATGTTAATATTCCTGTTGCGTACTGCTCGCGCGTTTGACCGCTAACACTAGACCACAAACGACACCAGCCGTATTGGCGCATGATCTGGAACTTTTCCAGCCAGTAATTTTGCGCGCTCTCTGGTATATATCCCTTAAAGCTGGGCGAGTCGTTCTCGCCTTGGTTCATTGATACGGTAAACTGCTCGCCGTTCATTTGATTGTACGCAGTAGTTAATATGTCTAGCGCTTGGATCAGATGCTGCGGTGTGATCTCTTGCGGCTCTGCTGCGCTAGTCATTGTTTCGTTTAGCTTTTTTACATCAGCTGTTATTTTGTTAAGTGCTGATATTGTTGAACTTATGTTCATTTTGATACTCTCTTTCGCCTCGCGGCTGTTGGTTAACTTTATCATATTGTCAACATAATGTATAAAGCTACATAAAAGCAACAGTTCATTTGTCAACAGTTTATAGATGATCCAGATCTGCGCGAACAAAACAAAAATAGATCAGCGGCGGAATGTCTGGATCATTTAAAGACTTGGCACAATCTGACACGCTGACAGTTTGCACTCCTCTTAAACGGTACGGATAATATATCCGTTTTAATGGTCCAGATCTCAAAAAGTAACAAATTTATACACCTACACCAAGGCCAGCCAAACCCCCGCGAGGTAGTGTGTCTTAAAATTTTTTTTGGGTCTTTTTGTCAACACCCTTTTGTGTGTATAATCTGTAGAGATAATGAACAAGCAATGGCACAACTTAAGTGATGCGGATGCCGACTTGTTAGAAGATGCCATAACACAAGGCGATGAGTACGCAAAAAAGCTAGCAATCTTTAAGTCTGGATTAATTGAGCCAGAACTACGCTGGCTACAACTTGGAGCACATCAGATATACGATGAGCTGAGTGAGCGTGAGAAAACCGTATTTAACATGAGACTACTACAACACACATTCCCGGTCATCGCAGAAGCTATTGGAGTTTCAGTTAGCTCCGCTAAAACGTACTGGCGCCGCTGCATGGCTAAGTGCAACAAGCTTATCTTGTCAACTAACCCCCCTATAAGTGATGAGTAAAAAGAAAACACACGATATAGATCCAGATGAAGTACGCATGCTATCTAGCTTTGGCTGTACGATCATGGATATAGGTAAATATTTTCAATGCAGCGAATCTCTGATCCGCAAAAAGTATAAAGAAGCATTTGAAGCTGGCGAGCAAGATCTAAAGCTCAAATTACGCCAGAAAATGATGCGTATGTCTCTGGAAGATGGTAACACAGCAACAACGATCTTCCTTGCGAAGAATTACCTCGGCATGAGCGACAAGACCGCAGTAGACCTCACTGGTAACCTAGAAACGGTGCTAAAAGAGGTCGGATTTGAGGAAAATCCACTTGATCAAGCAAATAATAAACAGGAAGAAGCTATGGAAGCTCTTGGGGTACAAACCGACCCCGCAGCAGCTGGCAGTGCATGAGAGTAAAGCTCGTATGCGCGTTGTATGCATGGGCCGTAGGTCTGGCAAAAGCTGGATGGCTGCACATGAGATACTTCCGTGGCTATTAACTCCTAATACGCGTGGCTGGATAGTTGCACCCAACTATTCTTTAGGCCAAAAAGTAGCTAGAGAGGTCAAAAAAGTAATTATGACCCAGCTTAAGCTACCAATAGACTCAAAAAAAGAAATATCTGGCGATCTGTACTTTATGCGGCTCGCGGGACTAAACTCGGAGCTTTCGGTCAAGTCGGCCGATGCTCCAGATTCTCTTATAGGAGAGGGAAGATTGCCCCTCGGCTAAACGGCTGGGGGGCAATCTTTCTTAACTTTCGGAATTGACTATTTAGTAATGGATGAAGCAGCGCTAATCCCAAAACAAACATATGAAATGTATCTACGGCCAACATTAGCAGATCGGCAAGGTTGGGCGCTATTTACTAGTACGCCAAGAGGATTTAATCACTTTGAGCAGTGGTATCGCTACGGCAAAGACAAAAAGTACCCAGAATGGGAGAGCTGGCAAGTACCTAGCTGGGAATCTCCATATTTTAAAGATGATATTGAAGAATTAAAGAGGACCTTAACACATGAAACATTTTTACAGGAATTGGGAAGTGAATTTACCAGCTTTGCGGGAAAAGTATACCCCTTTGACCGTCAGACTCAAATACAAAAGAACCTTAAATACAACCCCGCTTTACCAACATATGTTGGAATCGATTTCGGCTACCGCCATAGTTTCGCAATTGTCGTGCAATGCGACACCAGCGGTCCCGGACTTCCAACAGTCTACCAAATAGACGAAGTTTCTATGAAAAACACCAAAACAGAAGATTTTGGTAAGATGATCAGCCAACTACCGTACCATGTTACGGCTTACTACGGCGATCCGGCTGGAATTGGGACCAATCTTCAGACTGGTATGAGTGATTTTGCCGTTTTCTCTAAGCAATTTGGTATACGCATTCATAGCCGCAGAGATAAACTATCTAGGGATGTAGCAAATAGTGTTTCGCATGTACGCCGCTGGTTTGAAGATGCTAATGGGGAAGCTCACTTCTTTGTAGCATCGCGCTGCAAAGAATCTATACAATCTTATGAGAATTACCGCTATCCGACTCATAAAGAGGATCAAGCATTAAAAGAAGTGCCATTAAAAGATGGTCGTTTTGATCATTGTGCGGATGCGCTCAGATTTTTCTTTGTCAACTATTCCCCTATTAAGAGTAACAAAGCTGGGACAATCGATTGGTTATAATAGAAGATTTATCAACATCATCTGTGCAGTCTGCGCTCAAAAAGCAGCTGCGCTTTATTGAAACACAACGCGCTCGAGAGAGAGAATACATGCTTGATTTCTACGAGGGGATCAACATGGACCGTTATGTAGAAAAATACTTTGGTGCAGAAACATTGCGTCAAGTACCGATGCTACATCAGAATCTGACAAAGCGTGTAACTGCATTAAGAGGCATGACCTTTAAAAAAGCGCCTAAAGTAGATGTAAATGAGCAATATTTTGACTTTGTAGATAAAAATAGTCTACAAGCGCAGCGTAGATTATGCGAAAGATTAACATTTTTATTAGGAACGATGGCATTTCGTTCTATTTGGAACGAGCAAACGCAAAAAGTAGAACATGAGTGTCTACCATTTTTTGAACCATTGTTTTT